AATTTGTTTTGAATGACAACATATATGGCCGTTTAGACGCAGAAAATGTCTTAGGATAGGAACCACTATGGGATTGAACGCACAAACCGCAGTACCAGAATTTCAGGCCCTAGAGGTTTTGACCGCTGCTGAAATGACCCAGATAAATACAGGCATACCTGTTTTTGCAACAACAACAACCCGTGATGCTGCATTTGGTGGTGCAGGTGAAAAGACACTTGCACAGGGCCAATTTTGTTATCTTGAAAGTACAGGAAAACTTCAGGTCTATTCAGGAAGTAGTTGGTCGGACGTGGGAACTAAAACAAACGTTGCAGCATTTACGGCTAGCGGTACATGGACTGTGCCCGCAGGCGTTACTTATGCAATTGCAACTATTCGCGCTGGCGGAGGCGGTGCTGGTGAAGCAAGCGCTGGCGCTGGCGGTACATCGTCCGTGGCATTTGCTGGTGGCACAGTTTCGGCAACGGGTGGTGGCGCGTTCAATACTGGTTTCAATTTGTCTGCTGTTGCGGTTGCTGGCGCTGCAAACTCTGGTAATGGTGCGTCATATCAAGCGTCATTGTCTGGCGGTTTTTACACCACGTCAACACGCGGCGCGCAAAACGGCGCTGAAATCGTTGCAGGTGGTGCAGTAACGGCTGGGGCATCAATCACGGTCACAGTTGGTTCTGGTGGTACAGCAGGCACAAGCGGCGCTGCTGGCGGTACTGGTTACGTTTACATCACTTATGAGGTCTAAGGAACTATGGGAACTTACGCGCAAGTAGAAAACAATATTGTTGTGAACACCGTTGTGGCTGATGCCGAATGGATTGCTGAACAACCAGGCGAATGGATTGAATACACCGATGCCAATCCTTGTGGTATTGGTTGGGCTGTAGAAAATGGCGTTTGTGTTTTGCCACCACCGCCTCCACCGCCACCTAGCGAATAATGAGATGGCGCGCATTGCTGGGGTACGCGTTGCTAATCGCCGTAGTGATGTGGGGTTGTAGTGGTTGCAGTTATTCAAAAACTAATGTCGAATATCAATGTTTCACAAAGGCCGCCTGTGACTAAAACACCAGAACAGCACCACGCCTCATTGATTGTTTTTGTTGGCCGTTTGATGGCCTTGTGTTTTACGTTCACGGTTATGGCGTTTATTTACGGAATTTTGTTTGTGGATCAGCCAACGGAACAGGCACCAACAGACGCACAATTGATTGATCTACTTAGCACCCTGCTGGTGTTTTTGACTGGCACGTTGTCTGGCCTTGTGGCATCGAATGGCCTCAAATCAAAGCCTGGTTCTAGTGCAACCACCGATTAGAAAACTGGTATTGCCAGCCGATCTGGCGCATTGCAAACCAGGCGAATTGCCAATCAACCTTTTGCGCGATGTAAAGCCGTTTGGAAAATTGCATCATTTAGCGGCAGCTAGTTGGACAGCGATGCGTCAAGCGGCGTTTGCGTCAGGCATCAAACAATTCAAACCAACCAGCGCGGGCGATACCTACCGATCATTAGCCCAGCAACGTGCAGGTTTTATTCAGCGCTATCAGCTGGAACCAATCGCAGGCGCATCAACTAGAACGTGGGAAGGGCGCAAATACTATTTGAAGCCAGGGAACGCCCCGTTGGCTGCACCTGGTTCATCACGCCACAATTTGGGTTTGGCAGTCGATATTGCTGGAACCTCTGATCCGATCCTGTGGAAATGGCTGTGCGAAAACGCGCCAAAATACGGTTGGTCATTAGAGGTGATGCCCGCTGAACCGTGGCATTGGTTCTATTTTGTGGGCGATAAGACCCCGCCAGCGCTAATGCTTGACCCAGCGACACCCGCCCCGTAGGGTGTTCTTATCCCTGACAGAAGGATAAGCAGTTATGGCTGACGCAAAAACATATTTCTATGAGGTTTACACCACCAGTTTGGAAACCAACCAAATGGTGTTAGTGCAAATTTTCCGTGACCCAGACACCCAACAGGTGCTGCATGCCCAACTGTCATTCAAAAACGCCGTTGGGGACACCTGGGGCGTTCCATACCAATTGGAGAAAAAATGACGTTTACAGCAACCAAAATTGTGGCAGGTGTTATTTCAGCCTTAGTGGGTTTCACGCTTGCCATACAGCCTCTAACGGGCCAATCAGAGCCACCTAGCACCACAATTGCGCTAGCCCCGTTTCTGATTGAACCAACCACCACCACGTCCAGCACGTCTAGCACCCTCTACATTGACCCATATTCGACAGCCTGCCAACAATTCAGCGCGCTGGCCGTCAATCTGGGTTGGCCTGTTGAGCAGCGCGACAAACTTGAAATGGTCATGCACCGTGAAAGCCGATGCACACCGAACGCACACAACAAACAAGACACCGTAGGCCAATCGTATGGCCTCATGCAGGTCAACTCATTTTGGTGCAAAGGCCCAGACAGTTACTTACAAAAAGCAGGTCTGGTCACATCATGTGAAAACTTGTTACAGGCTGAAACTAATCTCAAAGCAGGTTTGATTATTTGGACACGGTCAGGTTGGTCACCCTGGCGCACAGCCAAATGATCGAACCACCATTCACCGAAAATTCCATGACAGAGGAAACACGAAAAATGATAAACGACAAAGTCGATATGCAACTTACGCCAACATCAACAGCGATGATGAAACTGATTGATGATATTTGTAGGCCTGCACACAAACCCAAACCAGTCCGTGATGATTACCTGATCCGCACATTGAAAGTGATGAAAACGGATTTTGATTTGTCAGGCAATGAAATCTATGCAGAAACATGTTTGCGTTGCATAGAGGAACTAGGCGGCGAATTGTAAACCAATGGCGCGTTATTACACATCAGGTGAGCGTTCCAAATACAATTCCAGCATTTCAAACCAAATTCGAAGCGATGCAAAACGCAGAGAACAAACAGAAAACAGACAGAAGGAAACACCAATGGCATTTGACCTAAGCAATTACGAAACCGTAGAAACACGCCTAACCCGTTTTTGGGAAACATACCCAGACGGACGCATTGAAACCACGCTAATGAACTATGACGGTGAAAGTTGCATTGTTCGCAGCGTTGTCTGGAAACATCGTGATGATGCAAACCCAACAGCCACAGGTTACGCGCATGAAATACACACGGATCGCGGGGTCAATATGACTTCGTTTATTGAAAATTGTGAAACGTCTAGTTTGGGCAGAGTTTTGAGCAACATGGGCCTATCCAAACAGGGTGCTAGGCCTTCCCGTGAGGAAATGCAAAAGGTAGAACGCCAGGGCGGTCAGATGGCCTCTAGCGCGCAGGTACACATACCACAGGGCGCGTTTTCAACACCTAAGCAACAGGGCTACATCAAGAAACTGGCAAAGGACGCAAACATGGACGATTTGCGCCTGTTGGAATTTATACAGCGCACCGTGAACCGTGATGATGCTGTGTTGGAATTGTTGAAATCCCATGAGGCCAGCGCCGTGATCGAAGCATTGAAATGAGCGCATTTGATGAGAAACAAAACGGTGCAACACCTGTTGAAATAGTTGACTATTTGCGCGGTGTAATTGACACATTGCGCGCTGAAAAAGCATTGCTAGAAAAGCGCTGTGAAACGTTAGAGGCCAGCAGGGAAACATGGCAGAAACTTGCGGCAGCATGGGAATGGTTGGCTGAAAACCGTGACTGAAACAGAATTCAAAGACCTGGTCATTGGTGTAGCCAAGCGGTATGGCTGGCTGATCCATCATGACCTGCCAGCGATGAACAGGCGCGGCGCATGGGCCACACACATTCAAGGTGATGCTGGTTTTCCTGATTTGCTACTTATTCACCCTACGGGCGCAAAGATTTTGGCTATCGAATTGAAAAGCGAAAAAGGCAAAACTAGCCCATTGCAGAAACGTTGGCTGTTGGCATTTGAACAGGCTGGTGTGTATTCAGCGGTGTGGAAACCATCAGACATGGAATATGTGCTGTACATGTTGAGCAACCCACATCAATGACTATGGCATTTGATTATCCTGCCGCGTTTAGTGAGGGTGCATATTGGGCCAGCATCGTTGCAGACCGTCTGAAATTGCGCGGGGTGCAATGCTGGACACCAGAGCCACCAAAAGACCGCACACAGGATTGGATCACACGCCATGAAAAGGATATTTGCCTGCCGTGGACAGATAAACCGTTAGAGGTCAAAGCGCGCACCCACATTTGTGATGAGCAGGGCAATTTGATTTATGACCCACTATTTATTGACACTAAATATGGTTATGACATGAAAGCGGTGAAACCGTTGGCATATGTGATGGTGTGCAAGAAAACCGCCAACATTTGGTGCCTGTCACCGCGCGCGACATTCGACAAATGGGACGTTGAAGGAACCTTTGACACCAAACGCAAAATTGACATCACGGTGTACACAGCGGCCGCGGATTTGTTCGTACCGTACACCGATCTAGTAGATTTCCTGATTTCTAAGCAACAATAGGCAAGCATCATGGCTGTTCCCCGTTTGCATGGGGTGGGGCGTAAACAGGGGAACCTGGGTAGATGATCGCGCCCTGAAACATGCAAGATGAAATGGTTTAGGCAAAGCGGTCAGGCAAGGCGTAAACAATCGTCATTGAATGTAAGTGGGAACCAGGTTGGGCAATCTGGTGGGTGGGGCAATCACATCTATGCCCGCACACAAAAACAAACAAACAGACATACACAAAACAAACACAACAAACACAAGCCCGTCCTGATGCTCTAACATAAGAAACGACAGCAAGCGCGAAGCGCGCGCTAGCACAAGCCGAAGGCGCGTGAGCAAAATGACAAGACCCAGCACCCCATACGACACAGCGGAATACAAACGCAAACGTGCAGCGCTACTAGCAGACCACCCGCCCTGCCATTGGTGTGGCAATGAAGCAACAACCGCTGATCATTTGGTGGAGTTAGACCGCGGTGGATCACAT